TATCACCTTCCTCCGTTGCATCAAAAGGCGAGCCAATGAGTCAGACTAAGATGACGTTGATCAAACATAGAAACCCTGGCAATGGGAATCGAGTTGTTGTTGCTCTGGAGAATACATGCCAGTCGTCATTAGACACTGCTATAGATAATTATTTAGAACAGTACCATCCTACTGGCTACATGACCTATGTGGTATCTAGATATAGCTGTCCAACTGGCGAGCGTGCCATCATATCGCGGTTGGCAAGCTGTGATTGATTCCGCTTCACCTTCCCTTAAAGCCTTGTAAAATCAATTACATACCAATTGGATTCTAATAACACTTTACATCCCTTCAAAAATCCGATACAATGGAAGAGTGAGTTTCTGTATTTCTGGAGGTAGTATGTAATGTCACAAGTAAATTATGGAATTGATTTGTATTCGGGTAAGTTAGCTCAATCAGTTGACGTAATTATCCGTCGAATAGGATGGAGATTGACTGATAAAAAATTAAACCCTTTAGGATTCAAAGCCCGTACTGATCTTGGACTCAAGACCTGGGGCCAGGTTCATTCCCAGCCTGACGAAGAATTAAGAACGATGACTGAATTGTCGGCAATCGGAATCACAGATCAGACCCGCTTTAACAAACACTTTGATTTTTTTCTTCATGCAATGGAGTTTTATGAAGAGGATTGCCAACAGCCGATACATGAATTCGATCAGTTGGTTCCTGTACTGAGAGACGGGGATTGGCAGCTAAATTTTTCAGATTCTAATTTAGAATTTGAGAAAGTGGTCATGCAAGACACTCCAATTGCTCACCAATGGCGGTTGGCACCAAAGTTTGTGAGTACTCAACAATGCTCTATGGGGAATCATCTTCGTAGCTTTGGGTTTATACCCTCGTTAGAATTTTTGACAGCGAACAGGTATGCTGGCCATGGCTTACCTTAATCGGAATCTGAAAAGTCTAACTCGTTATTTGAGGTCGCTTGACCAGCACATGACTATGTTTCAACTAGAAGCATTCCTGTTAGTAGCTGAAAAGCCAGGGCTTACGATGAACGAAGTGGAAAAAATGATGGGCGTAGCCAACGCTACGACATCACGAAACATCAACTATTGGTGCAAGTGGAGGAAGTATGAGGTTCCTGGGATGGACTTCCTTGAAATCTACCCTGACCCAAGGGACAGGCGATATAAGATTATTGAGTTAACACCGAAGGGCGAAGCTTTTTTGAGCAAGATTAATGAATTGATGGGGGACTGACACAATGTACGAAGTTCACATAGAAAAACATTGGAGCGGTAAAGCATACAATGTCCATGTTGCTCACTTTGACCGGACAGGTAGCGGAGTTAGATATTGCCGAGCCTTTGACGTAAGTCTCCGCGAGGCAACTAAAGAGGCGCACCATAACGCCAAATTATACAACGCTGAAATCATCAATAAATAAGGGATTAGAGCCGCGCTGTTTTGTCGGCAGCTAGTTGGGTTAGGGCTACCCAATGAATAGAAGCGGGGTGACAGCCGCAAAAAAAGTTCCTGATGCAAGTGTGAATTAAATCTTGCCGGGTACGGTGCCCGTGAGGAGCCAATCGTGGAGGGGCAACCCTGCGAAGCGAGTTTGGCACCAGCCGTACCTTTCCACTAGGGGGACATCATGAGCATATCTCAGCGAGGCAACGCTTTTCGAGTGCGAATGCGGGATGCCGCACAGGGCAAAACAGTGACAGGCACCTTCCCAACCAGAGACAGAGCGGAAGCCTACGAACAGTTATGCATATTGCACCGCGCCCAAGGCATACCCATGCCCGATGCTCAGTCGGTAAAAGACGGGGGAAATGTAGGGCTGTTTTTCAAATACGTCGAACCAATATGGGGAGGCACTAAAACTGAAACTGAGTCTTTTAAAATGACAAAAGCCCTCGTCAAATCGTTTGGTGAAAATTCCTCTATCACTTCTATCACGTCTGCCAAAGTTTCAGAATATTTGGAAGAATGTCGCAGAAAAGGCAACGCCAACGCGACACTTAATCGCAAAATGTCATGCCTGTCGATGTTGCTGTCTCATGCTAAAAAGCTTGGGGTCATTACGGACCTTCCCGAAATACCTCGTTTCAAAGAATCACAAGGACGCATTAGGTTTTTAACGGAAACTGAGCGCAACTTAATCTACCAGACTTTTGAACTGTACCAAGACTATGAGGCGCTGGCAGTCACCAAATTCCTTTTGGCTCAAGGGAATCGATGCGGCGAAGCAATGGCAACTCACCGCACCAACAACAGGAAAGATCGTAAAAGAAGCACAACGAATAAATCGCTCATCAACAATGGCTCGCAAGGGTATCCCCTGGAATGGAAAGACATCTCGGAACCATGGGGGACCGCACCAACACGCATTCATGTAGACGATAAGACAGGCGAGAAAACTGAATATCCTGTGGTAACTTTTTGGTTAACGAAGAATGGCAACCCGCGAACAGTGCCGTTGCTCAAACCAGCCCAAGAGGCACTTGAGTATACAAAATCTCTCGGATGGTCGAAGCCATTTGAGGGCATGACATATAACGTCTACTACAGTCGTTGGCGGCGGATGCGGCGTCACTTAAATCTCCAAGACGATCCTGATTTTGTCCCCCACGTTCTTCGCCACACAGTCGCTTCAGAATTTGTGATGCGGGGCGTTGATCTCAAGCGTGTACAGGAATGGCTTGGACATTTGACAATCCAAACCACAATGCGCTACGCCCACTTGGCACCTTCCTCGCTGTTTTCTATGATTCCCGATAGCGACTTAAAGCACCCTGATGCTGGACCCGCGAGCCACCTTACGCTAGTAAGCTAATACCGGAGCGATGGCAGAGTGGTAATGCAATGGATTGCTAATCCATCATGGGGAAACTCATGCGGGGGTTCGAGTCCCCCTCGCTCCGCCATCCAGCTAACTCATTGATATTAAATGGTCACATAAATGGTCAACTTTTTGACCAATGGTCACATATATAAATATAAGTGGTTGAAACCAAATAGAAAAAGGAGGACTAATGGATTGCTAATCTGTTTGTAAACTAGCACTGGCTGGTAGTTTATACCTTTGCAAGTGGCTAAGTCATTGAGACATAGTCACTTTTTAAAGAACTAATACCTACCAAACAGTATGCACTACCATTAATCTGTTGTCACATTCTGGAGAGACTACTCACATGATTGAAGCAGCAAAACTTCTTCAAGAACAGAAAGATTTAGAAGGCGATTCCTACGTTCAAACCTTGCGCCGTTATCACAAGATGCACGACAAAGCCGCAAAAAGAGACGACTATTCTAGCACGCATTGTGGTCGCGCAGTCGTCGAACATTGCATCAAACCGTTTGAAGATTCGATACAAAAATTTGTTGATGAGAGCATGGCTGGAAAGGCTGGAAGAACGAACCGCGCTGCTGAACTTTTGGTCCAACTAGATGTCCCAACAGTTGCCTATCTGTTCACGAAGGCAATTTTTAACTATGTCCCTATCCACATCAAAGAGGGGAAGACAGCAGCAGCCTCAAGCGTAGCGATCAAAGCGTGTGGAATGCTACATGATGAATTGCGGATGCGTTGGTTTCAAGACAACAGTCCAAGGTATGTTAAAAAGCTTCTCAAATCTTTTGATCAGGATAATTTGTCTCGCGCTCGTCGCAGAGACATCGTGCAACGTAAGTTCCGCCAGATGGAAATGGAATGGCGTGTGTGGTCAGACTCCGACATGGTCAAGCTTGGCGTAAAGCTTCTGGAATTGTTTCGCGACAGTACAGGGATGATTAAAATTGCCCAAGTTGCTGAAGGCTTGAAACGAAGAAAAATTGTCCAGGCAACGCCAGAACTATTGGAAAAGATTGGCGAGAGGATGTCAGCAAATGAGTCAATTTTTTCTGTCTACCAGCCAATGATTATTCCGCCGAAACCTTGGCAAGAAGGCGCATTGTATGGAGGTGGCTACTATACAAACAAAGTTTCGAGATACCCCTTCATTAAGGGAGTAAAGCGTACCTTCCTTGAAGAACTCAACAACACTGACATGTGTCAAGTGTTGCGAGCGGTCAACGCAATACAAGAGACACCTTTCCGCGTAAACACCATCGTTGTTGATCTCTTAGAATTCATATTTGATAGTAACAGAGAAATCGCTGATGTCCCTTTGTGTGAACAGGAGAAGATACCGGAAGCCCCTTTAGGCGCTGACGTAAAAGGACCAATTAAAGATCAGTATCGCCGCGACTGTTACGCGGTCCATGACCGTAATAGAAGGCGCATCAGCAAGCGCCTGATGGTCGCTAGAGCAATCAACTCTGCACGAAAATTTTCAAATTACGACAGGATTTATTTTCCGCTTCAAGCAGACAGCAGAGGGCGTCTGTACCCAGTCCCTGCGATCTTCAACACCCAAGGACCGGATTTCATACGGGCGACCATTGAGTATGCGGAAGGCAAGCCAATCAATGACGAACAGTCAGCGGCTTGGCTCGCCATCATAGGTGCTAACCACTGGGGCGAAGACAAAGTCTCTTTGCAAGAGCGTGTCGATTGGGTGATGCAAAATCAACAGATGATCTGTGACATTGCTCACGATCCGTTTAGCGACTTGCGATGGACAGAAGCTGACGAACCATTCCAATTTGTGCGATGGTGCATGGCATGGTCGGAGTTTAGGGCTGAAGGGTATGGCTACGTTTGCCATCTCCCTGCAAATGTCGATGCGACTTGCTCGGGTATGCAGATTTTCTCTGCTGCGTTGAAGGATCGTGCGGGTGCCGCGTGGGTCAATCTGACAAACAGCAGAGAACGAAAAGATATTTACCAAGCTGTCGCTGATCTCTCGATGACCTACATGCGAAATGAAAATGATCCAGAAAAAATAGACTACGCAACAGCGGCACTTGCGTTTGGCGTGTCAAGATCGATGACGAAACGTCCAACGATGGTCGTACCGTACTCGGGGACATTTCACGCTTGCATGAAATATACGCGAGATGGAATTAAAGAACGCCTTTTAAAGGGCGAGCCGCATCCCTGGCCGCATGAGGAGAACGATGGAAAGTTCATTGCCTATGTCGCTGGATGTATCTGGCGAGCCATCGATGAGACGATCCCAGCAGCGAGAGAGTGCATGAGATGGCTCCAAACAGCGAGCAAGCTCATCAGTAAAAGTGACACTCCTTTGCCGATGATCTGGTGGACACCTGACGGGATGCCTGTACAGCAAGCTAGGTATCTACAAACGACAGAGCGTGTCTCTACTTTCCTCGATGGCAGTCGGGTAAGACTCGACATTCACCATGACACCAAAGAGCTTGACCCTAAACGCATGTCGTCATCGATAGCCCCAAATTGGGTGCATAGTCTTGACGCTTCTGTCATGCGGCAAGCTGTAAACAACGCTTTGGATATTGAAGACACCACAGGGCGAGGCCGCATGTACTTTAATATGATACATGACAGCTTTGGCGTACATGTCAGCGACCTTCCAGACTTTTTGGATCGATGTATCAAGCCAGCATTCGTTCAGATTTTTGGCGAGGAAGACGTGATAGACAATTTTGAAAAAGAGGTTCGCAAAATTTTAGACGACGAGCAACTTGAACAACTCCCCCCTTCGCCAGTGCGCGGAGACTATAACGTAAAGGAGGTCACACAGAATGACTTTTTCTTTTCTTAATACATACCAATTGGCATATAACGATGACAATCAGCAATTGTTGCCCGTATTAGATATGATCATTACGAGGAAACAAGCAGTGCAGAAATACGATGACCTTGACGACTACGAAGTCCAGCAAAGCTTGGCAGAATTTGGAGTAGACGGGTGATGGATGATGAAGATGGTCAAAGAGAGTTGCCTGACAATGTCGTCAGGCTTTTCTCTGATGTTGAGAACGATCCAGAGGATGAGGACAGTCCATTAAACACAATCCTGTTCGCTGGTCCGACAGGAATTTTCATTCAGCAAGAAGGAGCAATGACTACAAACGAGGTCGATTGTATCGCTTTGAGTTGGGGCCAGACCCAAACACTCTTTGCCAATCTGATCGGCGTTCTTGGAAACAAATTTCAACTGGAGGCATTTGATTTTGGTACAAAACACTAGTCCGCGATTGACTACACCAATCGGGGAAGCTGTTTATCCAGCTTTAAAAAACACAGACAAAAAATTCCATGACTTAGGAATTTATCGCGCCAACCTTCGCGTTGATCAGAAAGAAGCGAAGGCGCTGATGAAAGAACTCGGTGACATGTACAAAGAGCATGTTGGCGAAAACATCGATCTCGTAAAAAACCATCTTTGGAGGCAAGAGATCGATGAAGACGGCAATCCGACAGGCAATGTCGTTTTCAAAATTGAGGCAAAAAATATTTTGCGGAAAGATGGAAAGATTTGGGACAGGCGTCCGAAACTTTTCGATACAAGCAATCCCCCACAGATGGTCGATCTTGATCCATTTGGCGGAACTAAAATGAAAGTGTCGTTTGACGTTTACGCTTACACCTCACCCATGAAGGGTCTGAAATTACAGCCTGTGGCTGTTCAGATAATTGAGTTGGTTGAGCGAGGCGAAGCAGGAAGCGATGATTTCGGATTCACAAGTGAGGAGTCAGGTTACAAAGTTGGTGACGAAAACAATGACCCGTTCGGATTTAATGAAACGGAAGAAGCCGACAGCGAAGAGTTCTAAGAAAAAAGCTGTTGGGTTACGGCTGGGGTTTCGGAGCGGCCTAGAGGAAAAGGTCGCTGCACAGCTAAAACAAAGCGGAGTACCTTTTCGGTATGAAGCAAAGGAAGACAGGATCGAATATGTCAAGCCAGCAAAGCTGTCGCGATATTCACCGGACTTTGTTCTACCAAATGGAATCATCATAGAAACAAAAGGGAGATTTGTAACAGCGGACAGACAGAAACATTTGCTTATCCAAGAACAACAGCCTGACTTAGACATCAGGTTTGTCTTTTCAAATTCTAGGCAAAAAATTTCAAAGCAAAGCAAAACAACCTACGCCATTTGGTGTTTTACCCACGGCTTTCAATTTTCAGACAAAGCCATACCGGAGGACTGGCTAAAAGAAGCGAGGAAAACAAATTGAGCAGAAAACGACAAAGCACAGACTACATAGTCATTCATTGTGCAGCTACTCCCAACGACATGGATATCGGTGCCGATGAGATCGACAGATGGCACAAAGAACGTGGATGGATTGGAATTGGGTATCACAAGGTAATACGTCGAGACGGAACTGTCGAAGACGGCAGGGACATCGATGTATCAGGAGCGCATGTGAGAGGCGTCAATCAAACGTCTGTCGGTATCTGCATGATTGGCACAGACAAATTTGAAGATGCTCAATTTGAATCGCTCAAAGATTTAATTGTGTCCCTATTAGATAAATACCCAGACGCAAAAGTTAAAGGTCATAGAGATTTTCCTAATGTGAAAAAACTATGCCCTGGATTTGATGTCAAAAGTTTCATGGACAAATCGATGGAGGGTTAAATGCAATCTCGTGAGTCAGCATCAACTTTTGTTAGCCATGAGCCGTGTCCTAATTGCGGCTCGCGAGATAATTTAGGAGTATACGACGATGGACACACATACTGTTTCGGGTGCCAAACCTACACCCATCCGCAGGAACAAGATGGCAGCAGCCCTTCGATCAAACTTGTTTCGTCAACAAAAACTAAAAAGCAAAAAGATTTACTCCCGCAAGGAAAAATCCAATCGCTGGCAACGAGAGGACTGACAGAAGAAACGTGCAAACTTTTTAACTACAGTGTCAGTGAACTGTTTGATGAAGAAATTCAGATTGCAAATTATGTCGTAGACCGTCAGGTCGTTGCACAAAAAATCAGAAATGAATCAAAAGAGTTTTTCAGTCGCGGAGACATAGCCAACGCCGGGTTGTTTGGTCAGCATCTTTTTCAACAAAAAGGAAAGATGATCATCGTCACAGAAGGCGAGATCGATTGTATGTCTGTCTCACAGATTCAAAATCACAAATTTCCTGTGGTGTCTGTGAGCATGGGTTCGCAATCAGCGGCGAAGGTCATCACTAAAAATCTAGAATATTTTAGCGGGTTTGAATCAGTCATCTTGATGTTCGACATGGACGATGCTGGTCAAAAAGCAGCACAAGAATGCGCTCAATTGTTTAAGCCCGGTAAAGCTAAGATTGCCAATCTTCCTCTCAAAGATGCCAACGAAATGCTGTTGGCAAATCGTGGTCCAGAAGTGTTGGACGCAATGTGGAAGGCTAAGGAGTACAGACCGGATGGCATTGTAAACGGTTCTGAACTTTGGGAAGAATTCATCCGTAAGGACGATGCTGAGAGTGTACCTTACCCCTGGGATGGTCTTAACGAAAAAACAAAAGGACTACGAAAAAAAGAGTTAACAGTTTTTACAGCAGGATCAGGAATTGGAAAAAGCGCAATCGTCAGAGAGATTGGATATCACCTCATTCAACAAGATCAAACGGTTGGCGTTATCATGTTGGAAGAAAGTATACGGCATACGCTTCGGGCCTTTGTTGGGTTGCACCTTAACAAGCGCCTTACGCTCGACATGGATGGTGTTAATAAGTCTGAGCTTCATGCTGCTTTTGATGCTGTTACTAGCTCCAATCGCCTATTTCTCTATGATCATTTTGGTAGCACTAGCAGCGACAATCTTATCGACAGGATTAGGTATCTTCACGCCTTGGGCTGTGGCTACGTTGTTCTCGACCATCTTAGTATTGTTGTCAGTTCTGGTCTATCTGAAGGGGTGGCATCAGCTTTAAACAATGAGCGTGTTTTGATTGACAGCATTATGACAAGACTGCGATCTCTCGTTGAGGAAACCGGGTTAGGTCTAATCCTTGTCAGTCATTTAAAACGTCCAGAAGGCAAGAGCCATGAAGAAGGTGCAGCGACCAGTCTTGCACAACTACGAGGCTCTGGCGGAATTGGACACCTTGCCGACATGGTCATTGGTGCTGAACGCAATCAGCAATCATCAGACGATGTCCACAAGACAAGATTACGAGTGCTGAAAAATCGTCATGCTGGCGAAACAGGTCTTGCTTGCACACTCGAATACAATACCGACACCGGAAGATTGTTGGAGGTTGACCTAGATGCAGGAGACTTCTGACGACGATTTATTTACCCGTGCAGAACAGTTGGCCTTATTAGCAGTGGAGGATGCAACATTAATTCCAGAATTTGAATCAGTAATGAA